GCTTAAGAGTGCTACTGTTTATGTCACATACACTGATGAAGGCTTTGCTGCCTACTTTGGAGGTGAAGAATAATGTGGCTTGATATAAAGGGACCTATAGTAGCCGACACAGTATATTCCGATAATCAACTCTGTGCGAAAGACGTATCCGTGCAACTTCCAGCAATTACGCCGCTGGTGGGAGATTTTCAAGCCATGGGCACCATGTCCCTCCCGATAGTAGGCTTGATTGAATCTATGGAGCTAACCATCACAAAGATAGGGGTAGACTTGGGTCTTGGAAGACTCGCAAGATTGCAAAAACAAAACCTAGAGTTTAGATGGGTCCAGAATGTAGTTAAAGCAGATGGAACTACACAACCGGAAGGATGTAAAGCATTTGTGAGAGCAGTGCCCAAGAGCATACCCGGACCGGCTCTGGAGATTGGATCTGCCACCGAGAATGAATTAACCTATGAAGTTACAAGGTATCAGCTGTTTGTTGGCGGGGTAGAGCTTATCTTAGTGGACAGATTAAGCCAAATCCTACGAATAAACGGAATAGATTATTATTCAAAAATTCAAAGCTTGTTATAAAAAACGCCTCCGGAAGAAAAACCGGGGGCTTTTTTAGAAAGGAGAGGATTTAATGCTAAAAGGCACGATAGTGCTCCGTAATCCCATTACCATAAATGGGAAAACAGTCAAGGAACTGACCTATGATGCTAATGAGATAACATCTGCGATGTTCGCAGAAGCAGACGCCAGAAAAATGTTAGCTTCCGGAGCTAAAAGCGGTAACCTTTCAGGAGCCGTAGAACTTGACTATGGGCTGCATTTATATCTCGGTTTTGCAGCGATTATAGCTGTTAATCCAGAGATTGATTTTACTGACCTTGAAAGAATAAAAGGCCCGGATGTCATGCAGGTGATGAAAGTAGGCAGAAATTTTATTATAAGCTCGGCGGTCTCAGGGGAAGACAGCTCAGACGAGCAATCAGAGATTACGCCAGAGCTTTCCACACATCAGTCACAGACCTCGAAAGAAAAAGAGTAATCGACTTTTTAACTGAATATTACGAAGCAGCACAGGATCTGCAAGAACAGGCCCGACGCAGAGAACAAAGGAGGCCTGTTTTTATTAAGAGACCGAGGAGGAGGTGAGGTAATTGGCCAAAAACAAAATTCTACAAACTATAATTCAGATTGCCGGAGAAATAAGCCCTACACTAGGCAAAACGATAGAGGATGCAACCGACAAGCTAGGAGGTCTTAACATTAAAGCTCTTGCTGTCGGTGCTGCAGTGGGTGGCATAGCTGTGGCCACAGGCAAAGCGGTGATGGAAGCTGGCAAATACCTCACCGACCTCGGTTCACAGTTTGATGCAGCTACCGATGCAATACGAATAGGGACCGGAGCAACAGGTGAGGCATTGGATGGCCTACTAGAAGACTTTGACGCAATTTATAAAAGCGTGCCTACTTCCATGGAGGCAGTCAGCACTGCTGTAGCCGATTTTAATACTCGTCTTGGATTAAGTGGCCCGGTGCTTCAGGAGTTATCTAAGCAGGCCATACAGGTAAGCGACATGTTGGGAGATGACTTATCAGGAGTAATTAAAGGTTCTTCTGAAGCATTCCAAATATGGAATATCGAAGCTGACAAAATGAGCGAGGCAATGGATTATGTATTCAAAGCAAGCCAATCTACAGGCCTCGGATTTACAGATTTAATGAATAAAGCTCAGCGATTCGGGCCGCAACTTCAAGAGCTCGGTTATAGCTTCGAGGAATCTATAGCACTTATAGGCCAACTTGAAAAGGCCGGCGTTAATACCGATGAAGTGCTCGGGGCCATGAAAAAGAGCGTAGGAGCTCTGGCCAAGCAAGGGATATCGGCAAGTAAAGGCCTACAGATGTATTATGAAAAAATAAAAAATGCGGGCAGCGCAGCAGAAGCCACAGCTATAGCCAGTGAAATATTTGGAACACAAGCGGGATCCACGATGGCGGCGGCCATAAGAAATGGAACATTATCAGTAGCAGAGTTTACGGAGCAGCTTAAAGCCAGCCAAGAAACTATAAGTGGAGCTGCGGAAGATACCTATGACTTTGCAGAAAGGCTACAATTATTCAAACAGCAGGCAGAGGTAGCACTTAAACCATTGGCAAATACCATGTTCGACTCTCTAAATTCCCTGATGCCGATAGTGGGAAAAGCCATGGAAAACTTGACACCGACAATACAGCAGATCGTAGAGATTGCCATACCGCTCGTTGAGGATTTCTTTGGCAAAGCAATAGAGTATTTAACACCGCTGCTTTCAATGATTGTCGAGCTCGGGGGCACATTACTCCAGAAATTAATACCTCCCGTATTAAAGATTATTAGCGCCATTATGCCGGTATTGCTGCAATTATTAAACGCATTAATGCCAATCCTTGATGCGGTAATAACATTGTTAGGTCCAATTCTTGACCTCGTGGTCATGTTAATTGAACCTATAATGGGATTGATATCAAGCGCAATAGTGCCGCTTATTCAGGTTATTTCAGAATTAATAAACACAGCACTAACGCCGTTAGGGCCAATTATTGAGTGGGTATCTGGTATACTTACAGGCACCCTAGGCGGTGCTATAGCAGCAGTTAGACCTATAATTGGCTCTTTGACCGAAGTTTTTAATGGCCTTTTGAGTTTCCTTAAAAATGTCTTTGCAGGAAATTGGAGCGCAGCATGGCAAGACATCGTAAGGATATTTGGCAGCATATTTGACGGAATAAAAGCATTATTTAAAGCCCCAATAAACTTCATTATTGGAGGAATTAACAGCTTCATTAAAGGCATAAACAAAATAAAAATACCAGACTGGGTGCCCGGTGTAGGGGGCAAGGGAATAAATATACCACTAATACCGACACTGGGAACCGGTGGCTTTACAGAAGGCATAAGTATAGCTGGTGAAGCAGGCACAGAAGCGGTTATTTCCTTCGATCCGGCATATAGAACCGAGAACATAGGATACTGGCTAAAAGCCGGTGAAATGCTCGGAGTAATGGACTCAACAATTGCTAATGCAACAAGGCTGGCCAGCACAGATGACTTCTCCCTTGCCGATATGACAGAAAATTATACGGTAGTCTATGACTTGGGAGGAGTGGTATTTGCCCCACAGATTGAAATGTATGGAGACGGCAATAAGGACGAGTTAATCAAAAAGCTCAAAGAACATGAGGAGGATTTCTTCGATTTTCTCGAGGAATGGCTCCGACAGAGGGAGGTCGGAAGGTATGGCCCGTCGTATAGTGGCATTTATTAATTACACCACCAAAGAGGGCGACACTTTCGACGCCCTGTCTTTGTCGGTTTATAACGATGAAAAGCAAGCACACCATATCATAGCAGCTAACCCGGACTATGCTGATGTGATAATTTTTGAAGCGGGCGTTAATTTAAGAATACCTATATTTGACGACGTAGAACCGCCGGAAACGCTCCCTCCATGGAGGCGAGATGAATGAAGCTGATATATCAAGGCGTGGATATTTACCCGGAGGTATCAATTAATTCATGCATCCATGAAATGTATGCAGAAAAAAGAAGCGACACTCTCAAGATCCGTTTTAATGACACCAAAGGTCTCTGGAACAAATGGAATCCTATGCAGGGTGACGTTATAGAAGTGGTGGAAGGACCGGCCAGAACCGGCAAAATGTTTGTGACCAGTATAAAACCAGAAAACGGTCTTTATACCCTCCGGGCCATGTCTATGCCGCTGTCCGGGGAAGTTGTTAAGAATAGATCATGGGAAGCAGTGAGGTTCCTGCAGCTCGGAGAGCAAATAGCCCAAGAACATGGCCTCACATTTAAGTCTTATGGAGTAACTGATCAGGTATATCCATACCTCTCACAAAACAGCCAGACAGATTTTGAGTTTTTACAAACCCGCTGCATGTTGGAAGGCTGTGCTTTAGTTATTTATGACGGGAACTTAATTATTTATGATGAGCAGTATCTCGAAAGCCAACCACCGGCCGGAGAGATATATGTCGGCCCGGATGGAGTGTTTGAATACCAAGATAATAGCGCAATGTCATACGGTAGCGCAGAAGTTGAAAGCGGAGGCTTTAAAGGTAAGTTTACCGCAGAAGGCAACACATCCCGCATTTTAAGGCCTAGAGAACCTCTAAAGGTTACCAGCGATGCAGAGGCCACAAGGTATGCCAAAGCACTCCTACGAATGGCCAATAAATACAGCTATACAGGCTGGATAGAGGACAATTTACAGCTTAAATATGCAGCGGCCAGTGTAGTGCGAATTACTACGGAAAGACAAGACCTCTGGAATGGCCCGGTATTTATTACTCGCATCAGGCATGACTACGTTGCACGGAAAAGCAAGATATTTTTCAGGAAACCGCTGGAGGGATACTAATGGCGCAAATAGAAAAGGGTGTGATATTAACCATAGAAGGGCCAGTAGATAGAAATGGAGACAACACGAGGGCGAGAGTGCAGCCACAGGCAAAACCGGGGCTGGTTTCTCGCCCTCTTACAATTCCATGGTGGCTCAGGGGGAAAATGGGCAACCTCACCAAGGGAACAGAGGTAGTATTTACACTATTTGAAGACCAGACCGGTGTCATTCTTTCCAGAATGGATGGCGACTGGGAAGGAACTATACCGGGACCGGTCAACATAATAGGGAAAATAACGGTATCTGATATTGAGACCGATGAGGTTTCCAGCTTTAATAGCCATGTCCATGGAGGAGTAACATCAGGAACGTCCAAAACAAGCGGCCCAGAATAGAGGTGATAGATCATGGCAGTAATAGCGAGCTGGAAGAATAAAAAATGGGAGGTATCTCCCAGTAAAATATATAACCTTGAAGGCTTCTCAACTTCTTTCAAACTTAAAGTAGACCAAAACCAAGATAAAGAGGGCTCGCCGGCAACAAACGTGAGAGGTAGAGAGCTGGTGCCTTTAAGTTTTGATGTAACTTTGAGTGATGTTGTAGGAATAAACGTCAGAGCAGAAATAGAAAGCTGGGAAGCACTTATCGGAGAGGCGGCTCCTTTCTATCTTGGAGGTAAACGCTTTGGCCCGGAGCTTATGCAATTGCAATCTGTAGATGTGAGCGATGTTATCATAGACGATCTGGGCAGGATCCGCTCCGCAAAACTCCGATTAAGTTTTGAGGAATATGCAGACGAGGCAGCTAAAGCTAAACCCGGAGCAACACCGAAATCAACCTTGGACATAGGTCCAAACTCACAAGATAAGGCATCGAAAAAGCCGGCCAACCCACAACTGGCTCAAGCAACCAGCACAGGTATGGTAGTAGGTGCAAAGGTCAGGATTGTGGGCAATAACTATGCAACCGGCCAAAAGGTGCCTCAATGGGTAAAAGACAGAACGCATGTTATATCAAAGGTAAGCGGAGAAAAGGCTTTGCTCGGAGCTAACGGCGGAATTAACAGCTGGGTATATCTCAAAGATCTATCTCTGGCTTAAAGGAGGGATGAGATGAGAGCAAGCGGAAACGGAAGGCCGGAGCAGTGTGCAGCCAATCTACTAAAAATCACAAGGGGAGAAGTGCCATATGACAGATTAAAAGGACTTGGCACATCTGCAATTGACGGCCCTACTATTTATGCATCCGATAATCTGGCAACGGATGCCGAGTGGCTCATACGAACATATGAACCCAGAGTAGACGTCAATGACATTTCAATAACCGCCTTAATACAGGAGCAAAGCGCACATCTCCTCAACGCAGATATCAAAATCAAAAGGGGGGATGGAATAAATGGCTGATATTAATTTTATCGATGTTGACTCGGCCAAAATATATAAGACCATAATTGAGGAATTAGAAAACGGCGTAGCAGAGCCTTTATATCCCGGAGATGAACGCCGCATATTTGCAGAGGCACTTGTCCCTTTATTTGTGGCTTTATATTCAGCAGTAAACGACGCAGCGAAACAAAAGATGCTCCGTTATGCAAGAGGCGAAGTATTGGATGCATTAGCGGAACGGGCGGGGATAGAGAGATTAGAGCCGGTGCCTGCGACTACAATATTACGTTTTTCTCTCAAAGAGCCGCTAGAGCAAAATGTAATCATTCCCATTGGCACCCGAGCGACTGGAAACTTTGTTTTATATTTTAAGACGGATGCGGCTGCAATAATCCCGGCAGGCGAACTTTATGTCGATGTTAAAGCTTCCAGCGTCGAAGGAGGAACCATTTATAATGGTCTTGCGCCGGGAACCATCAACACAATAGTCGATCTAGTGCCTTATGTTGATAAAGTGGAGAATATCACAACAACATCCGGAGGAAGCGACAGAGAAGAAGATGACTCCCTGCGTGAAAGGATAAGGCTCTCGCCCGTTATTTCATCGACTGCTGGATCTGTTGAGGCATATAAATACTGGGCAAAGACAGCAGATCCGAATATATCAGATGTTGCGGTAGTTTCACCAAGCCCTGGTGAAGTAGAAATCGTTCCAATACTTCTAGGAGGAGAGCTGCCGGATGAAGGAGTGCTTCAGAAGGTGCTTGAGGTAGTAAATGCTGATGATGTAAGACCGTTGACCGACCATGTAACAGTAAGAGCTCCGGATACAATCGAGTATGACATAGAACTCAAATATTACACCACGGCAGCTGATGAGAGTAAGGCAATAGAAACTATAGAAGGAGCAGGCGGAGCGATTTCAAGATATATAAACTGGCAAGGGAGCGCACTAGGGAGAGATATTAATCCAGACCAGCTCAGGAAGCTAATACTTGCTCCATCATGGGATAACAGCAACCTAGTAGGAGCAATAAGAGTTGATATAATCTCGCCGGTATATACCCCAGTCCCGGCTACAAGCGTGGCCAAGTTTTCCGGCAATTTAATAGTAACCCATGAAGTAGTAGAGGAGTGATAGTGTGAGACTTTCAGATGCCGATATATTAAAACTCCTTCCGCTCTTTATGAGAGATGATGACGCAGTAAAGGCTCTGGCCAAAGCAGTAAACAAGCTCATACAAGACCCCGGAGCAAAGTACAAGCAGTTAAGAACATGGGACCAAATAGATTACATGGACCATGAGCAACTAGATGAGCTGGCATGGGAACTAAATATAGACTGGTACAGCTCGGCACTGGACCTCGAAAGGAAGCGGAAGATAATAAAAATATCTGATCAGGTGCATCGAAAACGAGGAACGAAATGGGCCGTAGAACAATTAATTAGTGCATACTTCGGACCCGGTTATGTGCAGGAGTGGTTTGAATATGGAGGTCCTCCATTTGAGTTTAAGGTCCTGACAACTAATAAGGCCGTAACCGATGAGATGTATCAGGAGTTTATTAAGATAGCAAAAACGACAAAGAACGTCCGTTCTCGTTTGGAAGGTGTATATTACTACGGGATTTATTCAACACCATTTAGATACGGCAAAAGTATGCACTATGTAGCATTTCCATTTATTTTATGCGGCACGAAGCCAAATCGAGCATTTATAGGACAGATAAGGAAGATATCAATTAATATCGGCGCAGATTTTCAGGGAAGGAACTTTAATTTTATTCCTTGCGGGACTAAAAAGACTGGAACAATCCCAACCCCAGCATATGTATCTGGGATATATAAAGCACCTGCAAAAATAAATAGTGCAGCCGAAGCTATCACATTTGCTCCAATATTAAGTGGAACTAATAAAGTCGGAACAACCCCAATGCCTGCTTATGTATCAGGTATTCACCAAGTGACCGCTAAAATAAATAATACAATTCAAGCACTCACATTTACTCCGGTAAAGTGTGGGACAAGAAAAACAGGAGAGGTGGTGTAAATGGCATTTTGGAAGCCAGAATTTGTCCAAAAGCGACGCATCGAATGGATGAAAGCAATCCATAAGGTGCAAGTCAAAGTTGGCAGCACTTATTATGACGGCGTAATTCAAAAAAGAGAAATCGACGGAGACACAATAGTGATACATGCTGTCTTTAGCTCCCTCGGATCCGGAACAGTGACAATAACAGCAGTAAGAGTCATTGATGTAGACGGAATAGTAGCTGCAGAGCAACTGGAAAACATTCAAAAAGCCGGTTCCCAAGGAGTTATTTTTCGATTTGAATTTCCAATCAGGGAGGAGGTATAACTGTGAGCTATAAACCTACCATCTGGGTAGATGATGTGCCCGGTATTCAAGAAGGCACACCGCAAAATGCAGAAAACTTTAATAACATCGAGCAGGGTGTGTTCATAAGCAATGCACTAAATGCCGTCATGGCCCAGTTTAACCGCCTTTTACTCGACAGAATAAACGAGAATGAAGTCGTAACAATCACAGACACCATAACAGGGGCAAATACAGACAAATTCGTAGTTATACCATCTAATAAATTGAGAAACAGGACTACCTACAATGTAACTCCTGTTATTGTGTCAACAACCGGCGGGACTGCTGGGGATATTATAGTTAGCGCAAAACAGGCCAATGGCTTCAAGGTTAAGTATACGGGCACTGCAACAAGCATTACAGTAGCTTTATATGTGCAAGGAGGTATGCTGTGATGGCCTATGTAATAATAAAAACTGACCAGCAAAAAGCTGCAGAGACCAAAGTTTTAAAAGACTTTGGAATTAACCAAAGGAGCGCAACAAAGGAGCAGCGTGAGTATGCTCAGGAGATAGCAAGGCGAACTTTAGAACTTAAAAAAGATATGGAGGCGAGGAAAATATGAAAATTATCGAAATGAACGAAGGTCCGAAGATTGATTATCAAGTAATAGACACCAAGATAATGTTCAGAGATGAGCTCGTGCTAAATCTTAAAAACTACGAAAGAGACTTTGATGTGGAAATCGATATATGCCAAGATGATAACAAAATCCTTTTAGCAGGGCTCTCCAAATATTATGTTGCCCAGATATTTATTCCGGCCAGACAGTATGAAGATCCTGAAAAAACACAGCCAGTGCCTTTCAGCATGGACAATGTCACGTTGAAACTGTGGAAATTGGAGGTGTAATCGTGGCGACTTATAAAGACTTTGAACTCGCAGTAGCCCTTTTGAGCGGCGGAACCAATACGGTAATCTATGATGATGTTGGCCTTCCAAGCATTATGGTGAGGTTCGACAAAAAGCTCATATCAGAATTGATTGATGGAGGAAGCAATGGCCCACATCCGGCATTTCTAGTTGAGGGAGTAGAAGTGCCGGCTTTTTATTGCTCAAAATATCAGAACATCGTATATAAGGGCAGAGCATATAGTTTGCCACTTCAAGATCCAGCAACATATTACATCGATGCATCTGATAGAGGATCTGCGCCAAGCACCGGAGTAAACTTTGATAATTCAAAAATATGGTGCGAGGCCAAAGGACCCGGCTGGCATCTTATGACGAATGCAGAGTGGGCCGCAATTGCTCTATGGTGTAGAAAAAATGGATTTATGCCGAGAGGAAACAACAACTACGGGAAAGACCATAGTGCACAATGGGAGCAAGGTATAGAAACCTATGGCGGAGGTGATCCATATAGGACATACCGAGTAGCCACTGGTTCTGGACCGGTTAGCTGGTCTCATGATGGAACTCCGGCCGGAATATGGGACCTTAATGGCAATGTTTGGGAATGGGTAGGTGGTTATCGAACAGTAGATGGCGAAATACAAATCATTCCCGATAATATAGCTGCTAAACAAATAGAACAGACATCAGCTAGCAGCAGATGGAAAGCAATCCTCCCGGATGGTTCTCTTGTAGAACCGGGCACTCCGGGAACACTTAAATGGGATTTCTTAACCAAACCATCAGGAAGCAGTGGGTTCCAATTCCAGCTTGTAACAACCATAACTAATAGGCCGGATGACGATCTTTCATATGGATCTAATAGCTTTGCAGCTCTTACTGCAGCATCAGGAGTAACGGTACCGGAAATCCTTAAGTCTCTTGCTTTATTCCCTGCAGACAGCGGAGATCATGGAGGAGACTATATATTCATGAGGAACCGAGGAGAGCGCCTCGGATATCGTGGTGGCGACTGGAGCAACGGTGCCCGCGCCGGTGTTTTCTACTTGAACGGCAGCTACTCCCGCTCCAACGTCGGCGTCTACCTCGGCTTCCGTTCCGCTTATATCCCGGGAATCTAGAATCTGATAATCTGAAAATCTGAATCCTTTGGGAGGCCGGAGCCTCCCAAAGGATTTTGAAGGGATTGACTATATGGAAGAATTGAAGATTTTACAGAAAGTAAAGCGGATGGTCATACATGGAAACATGAGATTAAAGCAATTTCCGAAGCATGAAAGATATTTATTGGCCGCCGAGATAAGAGGTTCCATGTATAGGATAATCCGACTTGTAATTATGGCTAATCAGACCAAGGGCAGTAAGAAGCCGCTTCAAGATGAAATAGATGTAGAACTCGATGTGCTACGGACATTTATAGATATAGCAGCAGATAAAGACATGCGATACATATCACTGGGAGCTCATGAGGAATGGAGCAAGGAATTAAGCGAGATAGGACGCATGTTAAACGGATGGAAGCGTAGCACTAAATAAAATTTTTACTTGGGGGATGTGCCGTTAATAGCGGACGCCTCGGCTATCGTGGTGGCAACTGGAACAACGGTGCCAACGCCGGTGTTTTCTACTTGAACGGCAACAACTCCCGCTCCAACGTCAACGACAACCTCGGCTTCCGTTCCGCTCTGGCCTGATTTGTCATGAAGCCTGTCTCTCAAGGGAGCAGGACAGCACAGGGTCAAAGGGGCACATCTCCCTACGCTAGCATAAAGCGTAAAAGATTGAATTGCCATGAAGGCAGGCCTTCGGGATTGCCACGCATGGCTTAATTTATAAAGGAGAGATTATGTGGCAAAGATAACGGATATTTATGACAAGATTTGCAGCTGGGAAAATCTCTATAAAGCATATGAGAATGCTGCAAGAGGTAAATGGTATAGAGATGATGTGGTCCGCTTTTCCGCAAATCTTGAGGAGGAGCTTATAAATTTACAAAACCACTTAATCTACCAGACTTACAAAGTAGGCAGATATAGGGAGTTTTACGTTTATGAGCCTAAAAAGAGATTAATAATGGCTTTGGATTTCCGGGATAGAGTGGTTCAATGGGCGATTTATCAGCAATTAGAACCATTGTTTGATAGGCAGTTTATTTATGACTCATATGGATGCCGAAAAGGAAAGGGAACGCACCGAGCAGCTGACCGTTTGCAGTATTGGGTAAGAGCTGTGAGCAGAAAGCCGGGAGATTGGTATTATTTGAAACTGGATATTTCAAAGTATTTCTATAGAGTAGATCATGAATGCTTAATGAGGATACTCCGGAGCAAGATAGACGATGAACGGCTTCTGTGGCTGCTCAAAACCATTATAGACTGCGAACATACAGCATTCGGTTTACCATTAGGTGTGGATCCGGACCAATGCAAGCCAGAAGATAGACTTTATACAGTTGGAATGCCGATAGGGAACCTTACGTCGCAATTATTTGCCAATATTTATCTCAACGAGCTGGACCAATATGCAAAGCATGAGCTGAAGCTGCGATATTATATCAGGTATATGGATGACATTATAATCCTTCATCCAGATAAGAAATATCTGGCTTCCGTTAAGGGCGATCTAGAAATATTTCTCAATGAGAAATTGAGACTTAACCTGAATAAAAAGACCGCTATCAAAAAGGTCAAAACAGGGATTGAGTTTGTAGGCTTTAGGATATTCCCAACACACAGGAAGCTTAAAAAGAAATCTTTGCGGAAGATGAAAAGCAGGCTTAAATATTTGGCCAAGCAGTATCAAAAGGGAAACGTGGGTTTTGAAACAGTGCATTCCAGCGTTATGTCATACTTTGGGACTATGAAGCATTTTGATAGTTATGGCCTACGGCGGTATTTATCCCGAAGAATTAAATTCCAGAGAGGAGAAACTCAGAGATAGGGGTATGGATAATGAGAATTAATTACAAGAAAGGAGCTGAAGCAAAGCCATGGATCAGACATCAATTTTTGCTTTAATAGGTGTCGTTGGCACTATAAGTGGTGTCGTATTTGGATATATAGGCTATAAAAGAGGCCTACAAAAAGATGCATATAACGAAGGTATTGATAATGCTACGCTTCGCTCCGATACGGAATACATCAAGAGAAGGATAGATGAGATCCTTCTTGAGCAAAAGGACACTAATAAGAGCATTAACAATTTGGCCGAGAGGGTAACCAGAGTTGAGGAGAGCACTAAGCAGGCGCATAAGAGAATTGACAAGATAGAAAAGGAGGTATCCAGAAGCGGCGATGCCTGATAATAACCCAAAGGAGGCAAAGCCATGAGAAAACGCAAGGTAGAATTTTCAAAGAAAATATTTGTCGGAGTAGCAATCAGCACAGCGCTGATTGTTATTTTTTCTCTTGTTATAGTTTGGAAGACAGGAGATACATCGCCATTGACCTATATTATACCAGCTATGTTTGCTGAGCTCGCAACTGCAACCGGCTTTTATTATAAGAAAGCCGAAGCAGAAAACAAAATCAAACTCAAGAGGCTATATGGCAAGAATGACGGCGAAAATGAAGAAAATTAAGGAAGGAGGGTAATTGTGAATATCATAAAAAAACTTAGCCCCAATAAGTATAATGGACGTAATGGTTGGAAGCCTGATATGATCGTATGCCATATTACCGAAGGATCCTACGAGGGAGCAATTAGCTGGCTTACTAATCCGGCATCCAAGGCATCAGCACATTTTGTGGTAGCAAAGGACGGCAGAATAACACAGCTAGTAGAACTCACAGACGGCTCGTGGTGTAATGGCACTAGCACGGACCCGAATAGCAAGGTCTATTATGGAAAATCAACCCTGAAAACGGTAAGAGAAAGAAAGACTAATGCCAACTATTACACGGTCAGCATAGAGCACGAAGGAATATGGGCGCAGAGTAAAGGCAAATTGACCGATGCGCAACTGGCCGCAACCATTGAGCTCATGAAATACATTAGATCCGAGGTTAAAAGGATATATGGCATAGAGATCCCGATAGACCGGGAACATATTGTGGGCCATTATCAGATTAACCCGGTTACAAAACCGAACTGTCCCGGCTCTGAATTTCAATTTGATGCAATCATAGCAGCTCTTAAAGGTGAAAATCCAACGGTCCAGCAGCCAGAATCGAAACCTACAACTCTTTATAGAGTGCAAGTAGGTGCTTACTCAATTAGGGCTAACGCAGATGCGCAGGCGGCAAAATTAAAGTCCAAAGGATATGATACTTACATAGTTATAGCCGGAGGACTTTATAAGGTTCAGGTAGGAGCATATAGCCAAAAGGCAAATGCCGAAGCTATGGCCAAAAGACTTAAAGGCGATGGCTTCAATTGCTTTATAACGACTGAAGCTGGAACACCTGCGGGAAATGCTACGATAACAAATCCTGTTCCTATCTTAAAAGTAGGAGCCAAAGTAAAGGTTAAAAGCACGGCAACAAAATACAGTACAGGCCAGACAATACCCAACTGGGTCAAAGGAAATACTTATACGGTCCAGCAAATCGGTGACGGAAGGGTCCTGCTTAAAGAGATTGTGAGCTGGGTAAATACAAGCGATGTTGAAGTCGTAGGATAAGGAGGAGAACTATGAATAATGAATTATTCAATACCATAATGACAGCGGTGGTGCTACCTCTTTTGGTAGCAGTTTCAGGATATTTAATAGCCTATTCGAGAAAGAAGGCGGCAGAGGTAACAGCCAACATAGAAAATCAGACTATCAGGTTCTATATTGAGGAAGCTAACGAGATTGTATTCCAAGCCGTAGAAACATTATTCCAGACATATGTTGATGACCTTAAGAAAAAAGGGCAATTCACAAAGGAAGCCCAGCAAGAAGCCTTCAACAGGGCAAAGGATATAACACTACAATTATTAAGTGCTGAGGCAAGGGAAATCTTAATAGAGATATATGGAGATCTTGACCTGTGGATTAAGACTAAGATAGAGCAAGCAGTAAAACAGAATAAGGACTTTAGGCAATTAACATAATAGAAAGCCCCGCTCCGGATATTAACCAAAGCGGGGCAATTTTTATTATCTGTGACGATATCCAATGATCGGAATGGATATCTGCATTTTGAATGGCTGCTGATAGTTTGGATTTGAAGGGTCTCGGTGCGCCTCCACCAACAAGGTCAAACTACTATCAAGAGGGCATGGGCTGCTTTCTTGTGTAGTTTCACCATAACCGCCAGTGGGCCGACTGGCGGTTTTTTTATTTTTCTTTTCACCGGAGGTATTATTAGGAATGGTTAAGATATCCATGTCAATGCGGTCATCATATACAGTAACACGCTCCACGAATACCTGAATAGCTTTTTTCTGTTCTTCAGGGGGCATTTCTTTAATATTTCTGTATCGAGCTAAAAAGGAGCGTATTTGCTCCCGGGTAAGTGAATGAGTCTGCTGCTGAAGCTTTGCTTCTTCCAACCTAATACGTAGAGCAGATCTCGATGCCTCTAACTCATCCATTTTTTCTTTCATAGATTCATGGAACATGCCGGCAGCAATCGCATTGACTATATTTTTAATTTCAATTTCCACTGCCGCTAGCTGCTTTTCAATAGCAGCTATTTGTTTTGGGATTTCCGAGCTTTTAGAGGCTGCATGATTATAAATCATATCAGTGGCCAAGTCGATAACATGATCAGAAAAAAGATTTTCATAAAGCGCATCAAGGACTTTCTCTTCGATAAATGCCTTATTAATAGGCTTCATATCGCAGGTTTTTTTAGTTTTTCTAGTGCTGCAGCCATAATAGGCATATTCGGTTTTATTTCTTCCCATCTTTGCCCGATTTCCTACCATGGCCGCTCCACATTTACCACAGAAGATCCTGCCAGATAACAAATAAACAATCTTCGCAGAATAGGCACCAGAGGCCCTTTTATTCGCTTTCAATCTTGCTTGCACCCTTTCCCATAAATCTTTTGAAATAATAGCCGGGCATCCACCCGGAATACGGACAATCTCATCGTCAGGCTTTAGCCTGTGACTGTTCCTTTTTCCATTAACCATTTTGGCGGCCTTATTGAACACGAAAGTGCCGATATACTTTTCATTTTTAAGCAGATCGTGAATACTATTCTTGCCAAAGTGATTACCGGCTTTTGTTTTATAACCCTTGGAGTTAAGGGCGTTAATTATGTCCCCATAGCCATGGCCATCGGCATACATCCTGAAAATAAGGCGGACCGCCTCCGCTTCAACCTCGTTTATAACATATCTTTTATCGGGGCCTACATCGAAACCTAGAGGAGGAATGCCGCCGGTGTGCTTGCACTGGTAGGCCGTCTCCTTCATTCCCTTCATAACTTCACGAGAGAGGTTTTTACTGTAATACTCAGCCATGCCCTCCAGCACCGACTCAAGAATAATAGACTCGGGGCTGTCGTCGAGATTTTCCAAGACGGAGATCAGGCGGACACCGCATTTTTTTAAGTGTCTTTTGTAATAAGCAGAGTCAAATCGGTCACGGCTGAAGCGGTCAAGTTTATGCACGATAACAGCTTGAAAAAGGCCACTTTCCGCATCTTTCATCATTTGGAGAAATTGAGGCCGCTGGTCCGTAGTGGCCGACTTGGCCTCATCAGCATAAATACGAATAATGTTATAACCTTCCCGAGCAGCGTATTCTTTTATTGCCCGCACTTGGGCATCGATAGACTCTTCTCTTTGATTATCACTGCTATAACGGGCATAAATTACTGCATTCAATTCACTACCTCCTTTCAATCCCTATTGAAGGGAGTTTTTAATTTTTAAAATCAGGATCCGGCAATTCAATTAAACCAAGCTCACTAGCGAGCCTATACATATGCTTACATGGCAGCTTCCTCTCTTTGAAGTCGGGACATGTGCAAGACTCTAAAGTAGTGCGATAAGTGCGATCACCGACAAAAATCCCAAAACGATTTTCCTTGTCAATTTCTTTGATAGTTATATCGCTGGTATTAGCCCTCATCATCCTTCTTTGTTGGTGTTCGGAGCTGGAGCAAGGGTCCCACTTTTTCCATATTTCTTCGGCAGGAGTTTTGAGATAGCGGATGTCATTTTTAATTAGCAACCACACTAGCAGGAGATAAATGATCAGGCCACAAGAGAACTGACTAGTGGATAATTCGCTGGCACCTGTTAGCATGTTTATAAAGGCCAATACTACGATAATTAGCAGGAAAAGTGCTAATTTTCCCTTTTTTGAGCTCAAAATTAACCTCATAAACAACACCTCCTTTATTCCTGTTGACACTCATCTTCAAGTTTGTAGGCGTAAGAGAGTAGCGCTGTTTGCCTTTTCACATCTAACAAGTTAAATATTCGAAGGAGCTCCACTTCTTGATCTGACAATTCCCGCCCTTCCTCCTTTCCGTTTTTAACAATCAATGTAGTGGCATGATTCCCCTGAACGACAGCACTATTATGTATATTACTGGCTGATATACCGGGGTGCTCCTTACCGGTCAACAGATAATCGCAGGAGACGCCTAAAAATTCAGCAATTTTTGGTATTAAGTCGGCTGAAGGATTTATTCCTTTGTTTTTCCAATCGGAAACCGTATTACTGCGAACCCCTACATGTTTAGCAAGGTCTGCTTGCTTTTTCCCGCTTCTTTTAAGCACATCAAAAATTCTTTCGCTGATCGTCACCTTTCTACACCTCCCAACAAAAAATAAATTTTCTATTGACAAATTCGAAAAACTGTTATAAAATAGCGGTAAACCGAACAAAAAAACACAAAAATATCATAAACCCACGAAAAACCGTTATTTTTCGAGGGGCAAAAGGTGCTATTCATAATGCCGTCACAGTATAAGAATAGCACTAAACTGAACTAAAAGCAAGTAGAAAGGAGGGAAAGAAGTGGAAAAATATCTGACTCCCGAGCAGGTAGCAGAAATGTTTGGAGTCAAGACCCGCACAGTATGGGACTGGATCCGCAAGAAAAAACTAGGAGCTATTAAGTCTGGGAGACTATATCACATTTCTCCTGAGCAACTCAAAGAGTTTCAGGAGGCAAGGAAAACAAAATAAGCTGGCAATGCCAGAAAGGGGGCGAGAAAAAGCGTGAAGCTTGATATTTTCAGGATAAGCCTGAACAGAAAAACCGGAGAGCAGCTCGGTAAGGAATATATCGGAGAAACCCAAAAGGATCAGGAGTTAGTAGCAGAAGCAAGTATTGCCTTACTCACCGGTCTGACGATGGACGAAGCATATAAAGCCATGTCAAAAACTTTTAATGAATGTTTTCAAGGAGGTGAAGCAAGTGGATAACACCGCTATTCAGCAGCAATATATCATCGAGACGCTGCAGCAGGCGTCAGAAGCAATGAAGAAACTGGCCGACGCAATAATGGAAGCATTAAAACCCGTTATTGAGGCCTTTAAGAGATGGGCTAAAGCTTTATGGGACAAGCTCATGAAAGCGGCTGCAATGAATGCCAACCCAAAATGGTGGCACTATTACAAACATTCCAAGAGTAAAAGGATCCGCAAGAAATATCAGACAAGGATCAGGGACTATCTAATGAAGCTTTTGATAGAAGGTAGTAAGCCATGAACATGACCTGCACAAGGTGCGGAAAAGAGTGGAATGTAAGCATTTTAAAAACTACGCCACCAAACGCTTACATTTGCCCGCACTGCACCAGCAAAGAAAGGAGGGAACGTGATGCACAACTATGTATGCGCCGGCTGCGGAGCATTCCTAGATCCGGGCGAGAGATGCGAATGCCAAGTAGAAAAAAGGAGGGATGCGGAACAACTGAACCCGTTGAGCTCACTATTTAAAAACCACAACAGCATAAAGTTTATGCAAGATTAATGAATGAAAATAATATACCTAAAAATGAGCAAAAAATTTTGTTAAAGCACTATATAACAATATATAACATTCAACATAACAGTAAAATAAATTTAAATAAAAATAATATTGATTTATTAGTAGGATAAGGAGGATTAGTTATGGAGGAATTAAAAAACTTGATTAATATGTTTAATAGCATATTAGACCAATTAATAGAATTACAAGAAATACAAAGAAAGATAAATGAGGCTATAAGCTTTGAAAGTGAATTTGATGATAATGGGTATGAAATAGTTAAAGCTTTAGTGATAGATAAAAATAAAATAGAAAAACTTGTAAAAATACACATGACTTTTAGTGAAGATTATGAATATTTAGAAGATAAGATTAAAGAAATGCCAGTAATTTGGAGATAAGGAGGAGATAATATGAGATTTAAAATAAATAAAAGAGATTTAGAGGAAGCTTTAAATATAGTTAAAGGGGGGATTAAGAGTAAATCTTCTATTCTAAAAAATGTGCTTATAACAGC